AGCTGCATTTTCAATAAATCATTTTTAGTCATGGTCATTACATGTGTAACACGCGGGGACGTGGACAAATCTGTTGTCGAATAACTCACCACTAAATCTTCTGCTTTGACAAATTCACTTACTGCACGGTCCAGCATCATGTCAAAATATATTTTCTTAAACGCACTGCCTGATAAAGGTAGATAAAACAACATGGAATCCATCTCTGGATCATATTCTTCCATGACATGGGTTATCTGATAATTCATAAACTCTTTAACACGAGTTGATTGAGACACTATGTCTGGATTATGTTCCCCCACTACTTGGACTTGAACCGGACCACTTGGAGGAAGAAGTTCTTTATAGGCTTGAGATTGAAATTGAGTAACGGCTTCTGCTAAAAGCGGGTGATTAACGCCACTTGAGCCTTGAAAGGGCTGTGTTCGCTCTTCTTGTTTTATGCCTAAAAGATCAAGACCCTTTCTAAACGACTCATACCAGTCTTGCCTGGATTCTTTGTCTTCAGAGTAAAGTGCCGTGAGTTCGCTACCTAAAATACTTAAAACATCGGCTTCTAAAAAATCAGCTAAATTTTCATTAAATTGAGGGCCTTGTTCTACCGGCATTTCCTCCGGCATCATCTCTCCCTCTTCGCCTAAGAGTTCAAGTTCTATTTCCATCGGACCGTTGAACTCGTCCATAGGTATGGGACTTTCCATTGGCTGAACTTGTTTATCAATCGCCATAAATGATTTCTCTAAATAGAATTAACACAATAGTATACTATTCTTACCAGTTTTGGAAACTATCGAAATTCTCACGAAACACCTTATCTACTATTTCACCGTGGCCTTCTTCTGTGAAATAATGCAGCATTTCTTGAATGCCTGGATGCGATACATCGTTATAAAGTTCCATCCAACCAATAATATAGTTTCTTATTTTATCTTCGATAACAACTTTAAACGGCGGCCCTGCCGGTCGTCCAAAACGATGGTTCCACTTTAAGAACGGCAAGCAAATGTTTCGACCACCAAATTTTCTAAACTTTTCTTGTAAATACCACTCTTCACCACCAAACCCTCTAAAATTAGGATTAAACCCCACCCAATATTCTTTTTTACAAGAAAACAGACCACAGCCCTGCATCGGTATCTCAAAAGGATCGCTTCTTTCTAAAAGCTCCTGGTCCGTGTCCCATGTTCCGTACATCATGCCTCTCCAACGCGGCTTAAAGTGGGTTGAAAAATCGGTTAAATTATCGTGCATCATGGGGCCCTGGATTAAATCTCTGCTGTTGGGAAACAACTCATAATAAGAAATCAGTTTTTTTAGAGCTCCTGGTGGTAAAAGCACATGACAATCCATACATAACACAAACTCGCCTTCTGCTTCTACAAAAACCCGCTCTTTAACAAAGTTACTTTTGTATTGTTTAAATGTTGTATAACGGCCATTAGGAACAGAGTTTTCCATAAACTTCTTAACTGCTTTTCCACTTGGGCTATCGGGGTTATTATCCACCACCAAAATTTCAACTTGATCCATAACTTCAGGGTGATACATTTTAAGGGCTTGAACAGAGAAAAACACACCGTCAAAATCATCGTAGGTAGCCATACCCACAGTCAGCTTCTTCATTTTTTATTAAACTCCTAGTAATAAGTCATATTTTTATGGCGATTTCCTTCAAAATAATCTTCATAATCAGAGGGAAGTCGAACAAAACCGCCTTGTCGAAAGCGTAAAACAGCTTGCGACATGGAATCCACCAAGTCATCATGGTCTCCGTTTGGAAAAGAAGCACATTCTTCAACCACTTCGGTTGCCCAATGTTCGTCAGGCTTCCAAACCATTCCTGACTCAAATAAAGGAGTGCAAGCATTCACCCGGGCTATTTTGTCCGCGCCTTTGCTTGGTGTAAAGTTTTGCACAGGAACGCCGATTTGCCGGAGCTCCTGCGTTAAAGGGGTGCCGCTTCCTTTTGACTCAATAATCACGGTGTCGGGCTCCCAATATTCGTAAAGTTCTAGGGCTTTTCTTTTTAGTTCTGGAAACTCTAGTCGTTGTTTTACTGAATCTAATAAAATTAGATGAGCAACATCTCCTGAGTATATATTATCGTTTATTCGGCCATGCGGATAGAACACGCCCCAGGTAGTGATAGCAGAATAGTCAGATGTTTCTGACTTTAAAAACGCCGTATCATAGCTTTGTATCGTGTATTCACATTCCGGTGGTGTTTTATCAGGCCAATCCATCCACCACTCTCGTTTAATCAAAGCTCCTTCTTCAGAAGTCGGAGACTGCATATACTGGGCAAACCATTTTGGTCCATTGCCCAGAGCTGCTTTAATGCCTTCCAATTCCTCAACTTTCCAATATTCTGGCCAAACGGCATCACCACTCGGCAGTATCGCAGGCAATTCTATCACTTCCCACTGATCACTTTGAGAACTTCGAGACATGTCCTTAACCAGTCTTCCGGTTAAATCTTTAACGCTCCACCGCGTCATAACCACTACAATTGCACCTCCAGGCTGTAACCGTTGCCGTGGTCCAGAGGTGTACCATTCGTAAGCATCGTCTAATGCAGATTTCGACATCGCATCTTGCTCCGAGTGCGGATCATCAATAATAAACAGATCGGCACCCCGTCCAGCGATCGCGCCTCCTGTACCTACCGCGTAATATTCCCCGCGTACTGTGGGTTGATTTTCTGCCATGGTTTCCCATTTTCCTGCCGCTTTTGAGTCCGGGTTAAGCCTGGTGTTGGGGAAAATACGTTTGTATATATCAGATTGTATTAAATCCCTGACCTTACGACCGAACCGTACGGCAAGATCGGATGTATGTGTTGCTTGGATAATCTTAAGTGCTGGGTTGCGACCAATCAAATAAGCAGGAAGTAAGAAACTCGCAAACTCACTTTTTGTGTGTCTTGGTGGCATATTGATAATGAGCCGTTTTAATTTGCCTGTGGCTATACGGTCAAAGGACTCTGCCACAATCTTATGATGATGTCCTTGTATGAACGAAGGCCATTGGGATTTTACAAACGATAAAAAATCATTCTGGGCCTCATCGACCTCAGTAATCTCTTTATACCGCTCACTTAACTCAAAAAACTCTTTGAGGGTTTCTTCAGGTAGTTCCGTTAATTTTTGTTTCATCTTTTAGTTTTAAGTCAATGATTTTAGTATCGGGCAAAACCCCTCCTGTTTGCTTATACATATCATTGAGGCGCTCAATAATCTCTTCTTTGCTCATGCTCTCTATCTTATTGATCGTTAGTTCTGATTTAGTGACATAGAGCCCTGCCGCTTTGCCTCTAGCTACTTCGGCTGCAACGGCTGCAGAAAAAGAGCCTTTGGAAAGGGCTTTGTCTCGAATCTCCATCAAATCAAGTAAGTGTGTAGACAAACTGAGCATCACCCGATTGGCTGCTCCTTTTTGTAAGAATGTAATTCTTTCTTGTACTTTATGGTTTTTGTCTGAAGTTAAAGAAGACGCTGTATTAGAAGCGGTTTTGGGAGAATATCCGGCTTTTAGTGCGGCTTTGGTCTTAGTCATACCCAACGCGATGTTTTGAGCAAAGATTTCTTGCCTGGAGGTTAAATCCTCTTGTTTCTTATTAGCCATTAGATAATGTACTTCTTGTCTGAGTATAGGGGATTGGTGACAGGGCCGCCGCGATTAAAGGGTGGTAGTCCATCCTCTTCAACGTCTACAAAGACGTCTTCTGCCTCGTAATAAACGCTACTAACTTCATCATCAGCCATCCCTTCCGGGGTATAACCCTTTGATTTAAGTGTTTCACTAACTTCGTCTTGGTACTCAACCATCCTGTTGTACTCAGCAACCTCGTCTGCCTGGCTTGGTATTAAATCATCGTTTCTAAGCCACTTATTTATGAGTTCCTCGGGAGTAAGACCTGGTGTATCAACGTCTAAGCGTACTCGTGTTGCTTCGTCTAGTTGTGCAGCCCAAGTTGGGTCTGCTTCAGAAAACAGCTCTATTATTTCATCGTAATCCATTATGCCTGGTTGGCCCTGTTTGCTTACTGTCCCTTTCTTCTGAAACACCCAAGGGGCCACCTTTTCAACCTCTCTCGCGCTTGTTGAATACTTATGTGGTTTCTTTTTTATCCGAATCGAACCAACACCATCCATTAAGTCGTCTTTCGCATAAAAATCAGGGTCTATGCGCCCAGAAATAAGTTGTCTTGCCGTAATCCTCTTGTTTGTTAAACCAATGGGTTTTTTCGGTGGTTGTAACGACCCTGGAAGTTTGGCTCCGGGT